AAAATAAAAAAAAAAAAAAAATTTGCGCCAAGCAAGTCTATGCAAATCTCGTGCCAATAAAAGCTGCCTTCTCTCCCACGCAAACAATCCAGACATGTCTTGCGCCCGATTCACCTCTCGCCTAAGCAAGCCGCAGCGCAGCGCAAACATGCCCCCCTCGAATCACACCCCCCCCCCACCAAACTATATCAAGTACAAAATAAAGTCCTATGCCCTCATAACTATTTTTCCCCCACCCCTAGTCTCCTAACTATGCGAAATTACACCTAACTTAGGCTACAACCTCGATTAGGGGTTATTTAACCTGGAATAGGGGTAGATCTGCCTTACCAGATTACCACTCCCCCACAGACAAGCGTAAGCGTAGACTTTTTTACATACGAGCGAAGCGAAGTGTGTAAAAAGGGGCTGTCCAGGTATTGACATGTGCAATGTACTGTGCTATGGTGAGAAAATGAGGAAACCTACCAAATTTAAGGCTGGCTGTTATAACTGGCAAATATACTGGAGTCAGGAAGAGGCTGAGGAATTGTACGGTAAGACAGATTCTCATACCAAGGTAGTTACTATATACAAGTGCAAAAATGATGAGATAACCAGGGAGACACTACTGCATGAGATACTCCACGTAGTAATGGAAGATAAGGCAGAAGCAGTATTTAACTTTGACCCTGACAAGAAAGAATATGACAAAGAGGAGAACCTTATTAGACTAATATCGCCAGTTCTGATGCAAATAATAAATGATAATCCTGAACTATGGCAATTCCTAAGCAAGGGTAGTAAGAAATGAGCGAAATTCAGTCAAAATATGACCTAAAAGCCGCTAAGGCTATGTTCATGGACTTTAAACCCCTGAAAGAGATAGCTAAGGTCCTAAATATTAAGTACCGAACACTGGTATATCATAAAAATAAGTGGGAAGAAGAGCGAAATCTGGTACGTAAGGAAATTTTACGAGATCTAGCTGATAACAAGAGAGCGATTTTAGTAAATCTTACTTCAAATTCGCTTGATTGCGTAGATAGGGCTATAGAAGACCTAAAGAAAAGGGACAAGCCTCCTACAATACACGAAGCTCGATTGCTAACTAACATCATATCTGAGATTGATCGTATAATCAGACTAGATGATGGGGAGCCTACCGATATAATTAGTGAACACAAGCCTTCTACGGTAATCGAGTTGAAGGCAAAATTAAAAAAAGACCCATTCTACATCGAGGATGCGAGTTTTAGGGAGATCGACGATGAAAAAATTATTAGCACTACTACTTCTGGTTCCAATGATAGCGATGAGCCAGATAACATTAACGAAGAATAACCATATTGTATTCAAAGGAGTTGTAAATGGGCAAAGCGTTGCTAAAGCTTCAACAGAGCTGCTCAAACTTAGTTTCAAATCTAAGCCAGGGGACACGTTATATATTGTTCTTGATAGTCCTGGTGGTTCTGTCTACGATGGGCTCAATTTTGTTCAGTTATTTGCTACGATACCTCGGAATGTGGAGTGCATAGCTAAAACAGCTCATTCTATGGCACATCACTTTCTACAAGCATGTCCTGGCAAGAGACATGGTTTATCGAACATGATGTCTATGGCTCACAGAGCAGCCGGAGGATTTAAAGGCACTTTTAATAAGGGAGATGTTGAAAGAGATTTAGAATTATGGACAGGAATTGTACAATCTATGGAAATAGTAAATGCTAAACGTATGGGACTTAGTTTAGAAAAGTATCAATCTCTAGCAAAAGATGAATACTGGTGTCATGGATATAATTGTGTAAAGAAAAATTTTGTAGATCAAATTAGTCAGGTTAGTTGTAGTGAGGAACTAGTAAATGAAGAAACTAGTAGAGAAGTAAAGACATTTTTTGGTAATTACAAAGTATATGAATCTAAATGCCCTCTTATAGGTATGACTAGATACGAAAGAGTACCAAGAAGAAGATGAGTTTAATAGATCTAAAACCTAGCGATGCCCTTTATTTACAAATTATGGATGATTTGCATAAATTCTGGGCTCCGCATAGTGGACAAGTAAAAGTAGGGATGCCTCTTATAAAAGGAGACGTCTCTACAGTCTTTATTCAGTGTGGACGTAAATGGGGCAAGACTGACTTTGCTGCGTATATGTTATGGAGACACGCTTTACTCAATCCAGGGTCAACTTGCTACTACATTACTCCAGAATTAGCTCATGGTAGAGAAATTGTTTGGCATAACGGTCGTCTATCTCAATTTGGTAGAGAAAAAGATGAAAAAGGTCGCTTTGTACCTGGTGGAGAAGAACCACTAAAAAAATATATTAGACATATAGCAAATACTGACTCACGTATTACATTTAAAAATAATAGTAGTATAAAAATTGTAGGCTCAGAAAACTGGGCTGCTGCTAACGGTCTTACACCCGACTTTGTGGTATATGACGAGTTTAAAGTATTTCATCCTATGTTCCATACTGAAATGAACCCAAACCGTATTGTTCGTAAAGCACCTCTTGTAATAATTGGAACACCGCCTAAGCCAGGCGACCGAAATCAAGAGCAATACATGGAGTTTGCTGATGAATGTCTTAAAAGAAAAGACTGTGCACACATTATCGCCTCATCTTATGATAACCCCCACATGCCTAAAGAGGAGATCGACAAAGAAATTGAAAAGCTCAGGGCTCGTGGTGAAGATGATGTTGTCAAACGAGAGTATTTTGGAGAAATCAGCTTGGGAGGAAGAAATGCTATTTTCCCCATGTTTGATGCCAAAAAAATGGAACCTTTCAAAGGAGTAATGAATGATATATCAAAGGATCTTAAAAAGCTTGATTGGTACTGCATTACTGACCCTGGCTCCACTACTTGTTTTGCCGTTCTTTTTGCTGCTATCAATCCTTATACTAAACAGGTGTATCTTCTTGATGAGATTTACGAAACTGCGCAAGAGAATACGTCGGTTAGACAAATATACCCCAGAATAAAAAAGAAAATGGAAGAGTTAAATCCTTACATAGAGGTAGATGATTGGTACAAGGTATATGACGAAGCTGCTGCCTGGTTTGCTACAGAGCTAATGGGTCAATTTGGAGATTACTTTATGCCAACAGCAAAACATCTACATAAGAAAGAGAATGGATTATCACTATGTAAAGACCAGATGGTATATGAAACTTTAACTATTACAGATCGTATGCAAAAACTAAAATGGGAAATACAGCAGTACGTAAGAACAGATAAAGGTGATATACCTAAGAAAAATGACCACTTAATTGATTGTTGGCGTTACTTAAACGCTGCTGCAAATTACGATATGAATGAAGTTATAGAGAAAAAGAGAGAAAAAGACCCTAATGACAGAGGAATGAGAAGAATATCTCAAGATATTAATGATTTAGGTAAAGAAACTGATTGGACACGAAACATAATGCCCTGGGAGGAGTAAACTATGGATATTACACAAATTTCAATAATTTTATCAATTATTTCTTGCATTTTGACAGCAATTCTGTTACCTTTTACGCTGTATGCTCTGATTTTGGTGAAAAGTTTAGAAAAACAAACACACACCGTACAATTTATGCCAGCCGAGGAAGCTTTGAATCCATCAAAGTTTGCCGACCCTGACAACGTATTCGATGAAATAAATCAAGAGCAACAAGATGAAAATGAAGAAATCTACCGTATGGTATAGGAGCATAAATGAGTTTTTTTGACGATTTAACAGCAGACAGTCCTGATAAAATCAACGTAAAACCGTTTCATGCTATAAAAAAAGAAGATGAAAAAGAAGTTCTTACTTGGTGTAATAAAGTTGTAGAAACACTAGAAAAACAAGCAGTAGCTAGAAACTCTAGTATAAGAAAAAATTTAGAAACATATAGAGGTATTTCAGCCTCGGTTCTTAGAAGTGATATCCGAAGATCAGAGCGACAATTTCTTCAGAGAGTAAACAAGTTTGTAGTTAATCACTTACATGATATGACTGAAACTCGTATTTCACAATTATCACGACTAAAACCTGCTGTAAATGTTTTACCTACTAATGATGAGTACGAAGATAGAAGCGCAGCTAAAGCTACTAAGTATCTTATTGATCATTTATGGTATTTGAATAATGTAGATGAATTAAGACAAAAAATGCTTAGAAATGCTTTCATCTTCGGGGAATCTTATTGCTTTATAACGTGGAATAAGGATAAAGGAGATCTTCATCCTATGTACGTAAAAGCAAGAGATATGGGTATGCCATTAACAATGGTAGATGAGCAAGGACAACCTGTAACAGATGCTAATGGTAGCCCTATTGTAATGGACCCTACAGATCCAGTTTATATAGGAGATATAGACTACGAAATAGAAGTTCCTTGGAGAGTATTATTACAAAGACAAAAATCTTTAGATAAAGTAGAATATTGTTTTAGAGTAAGTGTAGAATCTACAGAGACATTAAAAAAAGAGTATCCTGATAAAGCAAACAAATTAAAACAAACTACAAATGTAAAAGCTTTTGATGCAGATACTTTAACAGATCATTTACTAGAAGAAGATACTGTAATATACGAATTTTATCATAAAGCTACAAAATACTGTAAAAAAGGTTATTACGTAAAATTTACTAGAGATGTTATCCTAGAAATGAGCGAGCTACCCTTTTCACATGGACAACTACCTTTTGTAAGATATACAGATATGGATGTACCAGAAGTTCTTAATGGTGTATCTCAATATGAAATGGTCAGACCTATTCAGAACATGCATGATAATTTGTCTACATTATTGGCTAAAAATATTTATCTTATGGGACACGCTAAATGGGTTATGCCTAGAGGTGCATGTAAGATTGAATCATTAGGTAATGATAATACTATTGTTCAATATCAAGGTCCAATAGCACCTCAAATGATGCAAACAGCACCTAATCCTCCTGAAGCATATAACTTTAGAAATATGTTACGTGAAGAAATGGGTCAAATTTATGGTATTCAAGGAGTATCTAGGGGAACGCCTCCTAAAGGTATTACAGCAGCCGTAGCTTTGCAATTTCTTAATGAGCAAGAGCAAGAGCGTAACAGTACCACAGTAATTAAACACAATGACATGATTAAAGACATTGCAAAAATGACATTAGCTGTTTGTGGTGATTACTATGATGCAGATGATGGACGTATGCTACGTATTGTAGGAAAAAATAATAAATACAGTATAAGACATTTTGATTCAGCTAATCTAAACAAAAATTATGATATTAGATTAGAGTTAGGTACAGGATTACCAGAATCTAAAGCAGGTAAAATACAACGTATTGTTGAAATTATGCAGATGAAACCTGACCTGCTATCTAATGAGAGATGGATTGATTTACTAGATTTAGGTGATACAGAAAAAATGAATAACTTATTGACTGTGGCTGTAAGAGCTGCTGAATCTGAAAATGAAGATATGATGGCAGGTAGACCTGTTGGAGATCCAGAGGATTTTGAAGATCACATTTTACACTGGAAAGTACATACTAAAGCAATACAAGAACGAACATTTAAAGAAGAATGTCCACCTAACCTAAGAGAAGAGATGTTAGAGCATATATCAATTCATGAATTTTTAATGGTGGAAAAAGCTAGAGCAAATCCTGGGTTTGAGGCTAAATTAGCTGAGTTACCTAATTTTCCAATATTCCCTAACGGATTTGTACCTAGATCTATAGAGCAGCAACGTCTTATAGTACAAGGACAAACTAATCAAGGTATGCCTGTTACAGGAAACATACCAGGAGAAGATAAATCAGAAATACTAGAACAGGGAGAAAACAATGAGTGAAATTAACGAGAACGCTGTGCAAGAAATTAATCAAGAAGTAGATTTAGCACCAGAGGCAAATGAAAACGCTGCTGTACTATCTTTTGATGAGCTTGATCAATTGACTGACGGAAGAGAAGGAGCAGAACTACTAAGTGAAAGTAAGAAAGAGAGTGCGACAAAAGAGGACAAATCAGAACCTAAAGCAGAAAGTAATTCAGAAGAGATCGAAGCTTCAGAAGAAGCGATTGAAGAGGAAATTAAAAAAATCCTTGCTAGACAGGGGGAAGAAGATGTCGAATTATATGCCAATACGATGTTTAAACACAAAGTTGATGGAGAAGAAGTAGACGTAGACTTACAAGAATTGCTTAATAATTATAGTGGTAAAGTATCTTATGATAAAAAATTTCAAGAGTTTTCTAGTCAAAGAAAAGAATTTGAAGAGTATAAAAATGTATATGACAAAGATATAGAAACAATAAATGGATATATTAATAATTTTGCAGAAAAAATAAAAAATAACGATGCGATGGGTGCATTAGAATATTTTGCCGAGTTTTCCGGTATGAAGCCTCACGAGTTTCGGAGGGAACTTCTAAACCAATTAGCTCCAGAAGTATTTAGATTAAATGAAATGAGCCCAGAGCAGTTACAAGCAGAAGATTTACGTGCTCAAAACGAATATCTACTGCGTCAACAAGAGTCTGATCAGAAACGATCCCAGGAACAGCAAGCCCAAAAGGAACTGGAAATGGAAATCGCCAATGTTCAGGAAGCTCACAATATCTCAGATGAGGATTTTAACAATGCGTATCAAGAACTAATTGATGGAGAATTTGAAGGTAAAATTACTCCTGCTATCGTGGCTGATTATTATGTACATAGTAAAGCCTTCTCCACAGCAGAGTCAGTTTTAACTCAAGTAGATCCAATGCTTGTAGAACAAGGCAACATTCTTGAAACCCTTCAAAAGATTGTGATGGAGAACCCTTCTTTTGATAACGAGGATTTAGTTGAAATTGTACAAGACGTTTATGGTGACATTGTAAAGACCGCATCAAAATCTGTTTCTAAAAAGGTTACACCTAAGAAACAGGAAAAAAAGGAGCCCACATCTAAAGAAGATTATTTAGATTGGGAAGATTTATAAACTTAATTAAAGGAGACACATTATGTCACAATTTTTAGGCGTAGGACATGGTCAGAGTTTAAGTGATCAAGGTTTAAGTCTTACAGATGCGTCCAAATTGTTTAAAATTAAGTACGAGAAGCTTTCTGAAAATGTATATAACTCAGCTAACGTACTTTTAGGACGAGTAAAAAAATCATACAACTTTACAGGTAAACAACTTCAACTGACAATCCCTCAGTCTTTTGCTGGTGGTGTTGGTTCAGGTAAATTGCCTTCAGCAAACGTAGCTAAGTATAGTGAAGCTATCATCAAAGCTAAAAAAGTTTACGCTGTTGTAGAAATCGACAGAGAAACAATTAAAGCTGCTTTATCTGATGAAGGTGCTTTCGTACGTGCTACAAAAGAAGTAGTTAAGAAAGGTGTTGAATCTTATATGAGAAACATGTCTCGTATTCTTTTCAATGACGGTTCTGGTAAATTAGGTTCTACTCTAGCAGTAGACGCTGCTGATGCTCAAGCTGCTAAATTAACTAGTACATCAGAAGGTATCCAAGTACCTATTGCTGACATGAAAGAAGCTAACTTTGAAGAAAGAGATCTTATAGATGTTACTGTAAGTGCTTCTGCTTCTGTTGGAGCTGGTACTAAGATTGACGGTGTTGAAATTATTGCAGTAGATCCAGATGAAAAAACTATCACTCTAGATAGTGCAAAAGTATCTTTAGGTAACTTTGAAGACGGTTCAGGAAACCTTCAATCTGCTGACCTATTTATGCAAAACTCTGAGAACAACGATCCAATTGGATTGAAAGTTCTTTCTAACGAAGCAGGAGAGACTAAGCTTCACGAAGTAGACAGAGGACGTAGATGGAACGCTCAGGTTAAAGATGCTGAAGAAGCTGCTATCTCTACTGACATGTTAAATGAAATGATGTTAAAAGTTAAGAAGGCTTGTGGTAAGACTCCTAACTTAATCGTTACTTCATTTAAGCAGTACGAAAAAATTCTTAACCTACTAGAAGATCAAAAAAGATATACAGTAAATACTAGAGCTGGTCTAAAATCCAAGTCTGGTGCTGACATCTCTTTTAGTGGTGTTCAGTTCATGTCTGTTGACGGACCTATTGGGATCTTCCCAGAGCGTTTCGTTGAAGACGACAGAATCTACCTTCTAAATGATTCTCACATTCACATCTACCACAGACCTGACTTCGGTTGGTTTGACGATGATGGAACTGTTTTCCTACGTAAAGCAGGAGAAGATTCTTACGAAGCTAGATATGGTGGATACCTAGAGTGTTACATTAATCCATGTTTTCATGGCGTAATTCACGGTCTATCCGTATAATCTAAAAGAGGGTGTTCCTCCCTAACCCTCTCCCCCAGGCTGGTTAAAATGGTCTGGGGGTTTTTTAGGGAGTTACTTTGAGATAACCAAAAGGAGACAACATGTTAAGAAGTATTAAATCAGGTCAGAGAAAAATGAGAGTAATCGCACTAAAGCTTGAAGCAGGTGCATTATTAGATGTTCTTGATAAAAGACAAGTAGAAAAAGTTGGAAATGATATTAAAATTAAAGTACCTTTTGCACAAATGCCAATAGTAATGGTAAATGGTGTAACAGCTTCCGCTACAGCAGTAGATACAGTAACTATATCGGCTGGAACAGAAGGTGATATTTTAATCATTGGATCTGACACAAAAGAAAAATACTAAGTAGATTAGCCCCTTCGGGGGCTTTTTTAGGAGAATAAATGTCATCAAGTAATAAAAAGACTTTTAAAACATCGGAAACTAGTAAGCAAGCTGGAGATACAGTTACTTCTGATGCCATTTCACTAGACCCTTCGACAAAAGAGCATATACTTGTTACAACAGTAGATAGTAGTGCTAATTTAAGTGGGCAGGTAGATATAGAATTAGAGATGAGTCCAGATGGACAAAACTGGTGTCCTGCGCAAGTAAAAACTACTACAACTACATCAGGTGAAACTACAGAAGCTATTGTAGGAAATGAAAAAGCTGTTGATTTATCAGGAGATACAAGAAATAAATTTGCTAGAGGTAGACTAGAATACAATCTATCAGACGGATTAGATTACTCAGGTAATTATCCGCTACAAGAAAGAGCTAGAAAAGATGGATCAGATTTTGTTCATCACATGATAGCCGTAAATAAATCATTTAATTATAGTGGTTGGTACAATTCAGATGTACAGCCATCTTCTACATATACGCCTGTTCTATTTAGAAACGGAGGGATAGACGATTTTGAAAATATAAAAGCTGTTGAATTAACCGATGTATTAGGAGCAGGTACAGTAGTAAACACACAAAACCCTTTCGCAGAAAAGTGGAATTTTTCTACGTTTGTACTCGAAGGAATAACTCCTTTTGATGATTACACAATTGCGTATTGGTATGATTCAAGTTATGCTCTCGGTCCTGAATATTATCATGTAGACCAATCTCTTAAAGGTATTGGTTTTTATGATAATCCTTCAGCAGCGAACTTATTTTTAGGACTGAACTATTATTCTTATAGTAATGAGGGAGGTACAAGTACACTCTTTAACTCCGCATACTCCAATGCTCCTTACACACCTATTGACGGGACTTCTTCATATTTAATAATTAAAAGACACAAACTAAATGGAGATGGTACTGCAACAGCAACCGCAAATGTATTTAGAGATGATGGTACAGCCATGGTTCTAGATGGACTAAGCAATACTCAATACAGTTTTACATACAATGTTGGTACTGCTTATACTACAGCCGCAGATGGATCTGCCGCAGCTTCTGGTAGTAATATAGCACGTATGGATGAATTTATTATTATAGGTGATTATGTATCTGATGCAAATCTTTCTACTTTATACAGTACAACCGCCACAGGAATAAATGCTGTAGATGCATCCACTTTACCAGATATTCAAGCTTGGTATAGATTTGGAGACAATGGTACAGATACCAAAGCAGCCATCTCTAACAATATAACAGCTTCAGGTAGAACTAATCAATTTCCAGGAGCATCTAATTCATCATTTACATCTAGTGACGCTATTCCGACACTATCTACTTCACATGCTTTATATAGCGCAGGTCCTCAAAAAACAACGCAAAATTTGTGTAATGGTATGGGAGCTATAGAAAATGGTAACGCAGTAGAAACATCTTCAGTTGGAACAGGAGCACCAAGGGGAGGCATTATTCAAGATGACTCTACCTTTGATCTAACTACAAATTTGTGGAGCGTTGGCGTATGGTTTAAATGTAACACTAACGTAGGAACTGGAAATCCTGTTCCTTCTACAGGATCTGTATCACAACAAGCTCTTATGACTTCTTATGGAGTATCAAGCAATTTTTTTGGAGGACTAGCTGCTTATTTTGCAGGAACAGATTTTAGAGTAGGATGGTTTGCTGGAGGATCTGCCTTTCAGTTTAAGTGGGCTACTTTATCTACAGATCCGGGAGCATCTATTCTAGATGGTAATTGGCATCA